GTGCAATGGTTGTTGGAATGGATAGATTCAAAGAAAGTGCAACTAAAGCAGGAGAGCATATGGAAATGGTAGGTTCGTTTGCCAAAAAAATAGGTCCGGGTATGATAGCAGCCGGAGCAGCTGCTTTAGGTTTTGTTGCGTTATTAGGAATGGCATTAAAAAGATTTTTTGATTTAGAAGCAAAATCACTTGAATTTCGTCAAGAACTTGGATTGGCTGCATCGTCCACGAAACATATAGAATCAGCAGCTGCCGAGGTAAACCAAGAAATGGCAGGATATGGTGTAAATCTTGATCAAGCATATGAAGCCGCAACTGCTTTAACAAAAGAACTTGGTTCTACAATGCTTGTTACCAAAGACCAAATAAAAATGGTTGCTATGATGAATGCAGGTTTAGGAATATCTGCGGATAGTGCAGTTGGTGTTTATGAAACCTTCAAAAATCTAAGTGGTGGTTCGTCTGAAGTTGCAAAGAATTTAAGTTTAACAACGGTAGCATTAAGTACCGCAGCGGGAGTTCCATTGGATCAAGTAATGGGTGACATCGCAGGAGCATCTGAAACAGTTTATGCAATGTCACAAGGAACAGGTGTAGAATTGGCAGTTGCCGCTATTGAAGCACGACGTTTAGGAACAAACATTGAAAGCATTTCAAGTTCAATGGAATCTGCGCTTGATTTTGAAAGTAGCATTTCCAACGAAATGAAAATGGCAAGTATGCTTGGACGTCATATAAGCATGGATGCAATGCGACAGGCTGCATTTGCAGGTGACCAAGTGAAGTACATGGAAGAACAACAAAAGGTGATGGGTGAGATTGGTGATTTATCTGAAATGAATATGCACCAAAGAAAATCCATTGCAGCTGCTATGGGAATGGAAGTTGGTGAGTTGATGAAAATGCAAACTCAAACCAAAGCATTGGCTGCATTAGAAAATGGAACAGTTGCACAAAAAGAAGCACTTGCTAAATATCAAAAACAAAGAAATGCCGCGTTGAATGGAGAAACAAAAAGTCTTGAAGAACAAGGCATGGAAATTCTCAAGCAACAAAATGCAGAAAATGTAAAAGCAGATATAATGGCAAAGATTAATTCATTAATGACGGATCTAGGTGAAGTATTGCTACCTGTAATTCAAGCAGGTTTTAAAATACTAATGCCTATATTGGATGCAATATTCTTTGTACTTAAAGGAGTAGTTAAGGTTGTTGATTTTATTCTTACACCATTTACATTGATTGCTGACGTAATATCTGCAATAAATGATGATTCGGATGCGTTGAAAGCACGTTTCGATGGAATTGTTCCGACATTAATTACTATATCAGGAGTAATCGCAGGCATAGGAGCATTATTTTTAGGCATGGGCCCAATGATTGGTAAATTATTTAGTGGTATGGTGACCGGTGCAAAGAAAGCATTTGGTTTCATGCAAAAAGGAGCAAAGGGTGCATTTGGTATGTTAACTGGAAAAGATGGAGCTCCTACTGGAGCAGATGTAACTGATAAAATAAAAGGAATGTTCGGTGGTGACAAAACAAAGAGTGGTGATCTAGTTCCTGATGTTGATCCAAAAAAGGGTGACAAATTTAAAAAGTTCTTAGATGCTTTCAACAAAATTGATATGTCAAAAATTGTTAAAGCTGCAGCTGCACTATTAATATTATCCGGTGCGTTGTGGGTCTCGGCGAAAGCATTCCAAGAATTTTCCAAAGTTAGTTGGGATGGTGTAGCAAAAGGAATTATAGGATTAACTGCACTTGTTGTAGCTGCAAAGTTCTTAGAAAAAGGTTCAACATCTATGATAAAAGGAGCAGCTGCAATTGGAATTCTTGGTCTTGCATTGTTGCCCGCTGCATTGGCATTCCAGATGTTTAGTGATGTTAGTTGGGGAGGAGTATTAGCAGGAATGATTGCTCTTGGGGCGTTGGCAGTTGTAGCAATGGTTCTTGGAAATCTTATTGTTCCAATCGCACTGGGAGCAGCTGCAATTGCGTTACTTGGTATTGCATTAATTCCGTTTGGTGTTGCGGCTATTTTTGCGGGAGTAGGTGCAATGTTGATTGCAACTGCATTTACCGTAATGGTATCTGCGTTACAATTATTAACATTTGAAGATATAGCAAAAATTGCGTTGTTAGGAGCAACTTTTGTGGGACTTGGTGTAATGATACCATTTGTTATATTAGGAGCAGCCGCACTTGGAATAATGGGAGCCGCACTTCTTGCCTTTAGTGTTAGTGCATTATTTGCAAGTGTAGGAATTACGGCATTAGCAATAGGTTTTGCAATATTATCTGCTTCTATTGCAACAATGGGTGAAAATAGTATAGCAGTATTGTTGTCACTTGGAATGATTGGTTTATTAGCACCTATGTTCTTTATTGCATCGGCCGGAATACTTATGTTGGCAGGTGCAATTGCAGTAATGAGTGCGGCTTTGCTTGGAGCAAGTATAATGAGTATGTTCTCAAGTGATGATCCATTTGCGATGTATATTAATTTAGGTGAAAATGCAGATAAATTAGATAAGGCTGCCAATGGTCTTAAAAATATTGCTTGGTCTATGTCTGCTTTATCAAATGTAGATGCAGAAGATATTCTAGGGGACATTGCAGATGGTATGGAAGAACTATTTGACGAAATTGAAGATATAGAAATTGATGCAATAAATAAGTTCGTTTCTATCGGAACTAGTTTTGGTTTGATTGGTGCTGGAATGAACGAAATCAAAACTGGAATTGGTCCATTTAAAGAAATGCTTACATTAATCAGTGATCCTGCTAACTACGAGGCCGCAATTGTCGGTATTAACTCATTAACTCTTGCTTTAACTGATTTGTGTAGTGTAATTCAAAGTTTAGGTGAATCTGAACTAGGAATCTTGGAAGTATCATCTGCCGAAGGAGGAGGAGGAGAAGCTCCTACCACCCAAGAAATGGCAGGAGGAGGTGCTGGTGCAGTACCAATGACCACTGTGGTTCAACAAGTTGCATCTGTACCAGCTACATCTGGTGTAGCAATGAATTCTGCCGGTGGAGCAAGTAGCAATGGAGTTGAAACCCGACTTGATGAATTAATTTCATTAATGAAGTCTGGAAAGATAGGTGTTAACTTAGATGGTAAAAAAGTAGAGTCACAACTTGCGAAAACAGCACCATAATCTTTAAAAAAAATATATAGTTATATTTATATATAACATGGCTACACCTAGTTGGATTTCAAATATGTTTCCCGATCTCTTTAGTAACGGAGGACCAAAACCTAAGCCAAACGGAGAATTCACAGAGTTTACTGATCAAAGCAGTAGAACTAGTATGAAGTCAGGACGTGGATCAATGGAAGAAAAACTTGATCGTGGTCAAACTATATATCGTGACGGAGCTCCGGTTCCTGGAGGAACATCAAAAAGTATCGATGACCAAACAAGAAATTTAGATGACAGAGGTACAGGTCAAGGTGTTAATTTTTTCGGATATGGAAATACAACAAAGAAAAACCCATTTCTAAGTGGAAAACGTTCTGATGAATTGAATATAACCACAAACGCCAATTCAACTGGCCAGGTGGAAATCGGTGGATTTACCACAAAAAGCACTCCAATGATGGATTCTGATTATGGAAACGGAAATGTAAATTCCGCATCTGAGAATAGTTTTTATCGTAATAAAATGGATGTTACGAAATATGGAGATCAATACAAAGCACTTGGTAATCCGAATATAATTAGACTTACTCTTGGAGGTGAAGCAACAGAGAGACAAGAAGTTAAACCAGCAATAAACGGTGACCCACTTGGTTCAGTTCCACGGAAACTACCAAACTCAGATACGCAATTGGCAGGTCGTGGTAAAGGTGGTGGAGATGCGTGGTTGAGCAAGTATTATTTTGATCAAACATATGGTGATCCTTATTCTCCTGTTAACATTGAGTCAAAAGTTGCGTATCCTGCACAAGGAAATGTTGCATCTGATAAATATATAACTCGTTTGCAAAATACTACCAACGAATCTCTTGATAACATTAGTGTCAGTAAACTAGGTGGACAACTTGATAAGTCATCGGGTGGAGGTAAAAACCAATCTTCGTCTGAAAAAAATATCATTCGTACGGTTACAATGAGTGGTACATTACCTGCACATAAAGGTGGAGGTATGGTATCAGGTGCATTGCAAATTGATAGTGGTAGTTTGTCTAACGCATCTCCGTTGTTGTCTGGACGAAGTGATATATCACCTGAACTAAACAAAAATTTTAAGGACATGGTATCAAACGGATTGTATGATACTCCAACAAGTGAAGGAAGAGACGGTAGTTCCGATAACTTAATTAACGGAAAACTTGACAAACTTCCTAATGATAAGCAGTTTGCTTCTAAAATTTCATCTAGACTCGGCATGGGTCTCGATGCTAGACGAAATGCTCCGTATCATCCCAATCCATCGAAACCACCCAACATACCTGGACAAGACGAACTCACTCCTAATTCAGAAGAAAATTCACTTCCAAGAAGCAAGCAAATTTCGTATGTTGATGGTGTAGGTAAATCAACGGGAACCGTAAGTCTGGAAGATTCACTGGAACAATTCAATAAAGATTATAGTCAACGATTAAAAAGTATAGGAGAACTAAATTCACAAGATGATTTGAAAGTTTCTAATGACATCAAAAATTTAGTTGATTTAAAAAAATTCGCAGATGACTCGTTTGAGAGAAGAACCAAAGAAGGACCAAGTTCGGGTGCTGAAGTTAAAACTTATGGTCAAAGATTTTATGATAATCCACTTCATTTAAACAAACGAAAACTTCCAAATTATAGTGGAGTTCCTAGTGGAGAAAACCCAGTAGACAATCCGAGAAAAGACCCATTTAATATAAGAGGAGTGCTTGACGCAGAAAATCATTCATTATCAGCTGAACCAGATTTCGCATCGGAGGATTTTATTCCTTTGTATTTCCATGACTTGGTAAATAAAAAATATATCCCGTTTCGTGCATTGATACAAGGTACAACCGATCAATCTGATAGTAAGTGGTCTTCTACTCAATATTTAGGCCGTGCAGACGAAGTTCATGTATACACAGGATTTACACGAACTCTGAGTATAGATTTTCAAGTAGTTGCACTTAGTGTTGAAGAACTACATCCAATGTGGCAACGAATAAATTATATGGTCGGTTTAACACATCCTGCCAAATACACAGAACATGATTTCATCGTTCCTCCATTCGTGAGATTTAATTTGGGTGACATATACAGAAATCAACCTGTACTGATCACATCAGTTTCAACCTCGATTCCGTCTGAAGTATCATGGGAACTTGTAAACAATGAAAAAAATAATGGAACACTCGAAAGAAATAAATACGAATACGCAAACGGAGATATTAAACGAAAAGATGTCAAGGTGGCAAGATATCCAACTTCGTGTAATTTGCAAGTTTCAATGATAGTATTACAAAAACATAGTCCCGAAACAAAGCAAAATCACTTTGGAGATAGTCCACTGCATAGTGATGGTAAAGGAAATTCTACCTTCAATGAAACTTTATCAACTTACACAGAAACATCTAAGGCTACACCTCCAAGTAAAGACGAACAAAGTTCTAGAAGTCGTGGACTAACGGCAGACACAGATGCAAAATCACAACGCAGTGCAGACGAACGAGCAGGTGCGTTGTCAAAAAGTTCTAGAAGACAAGCACTTCAAAATTCTCTCGGTGGTCCTTTTAATTTATGAGATATACAAACACAAATACAAAAAAACTAGATTCTGGAAAAACAGCTTCCGAGACAACTTTATTATCTAAGTTTAAAGAAAGACCAACTGATGTTTATTTGGTGATAGTTGAACGAACCAGATTAGACCATCTATCTCATAAATTTTATGATAATCCAAATTACTGGTGGATTATTGCTCTTTCAAACGACATAAAAGGAACTATGTATGTTCAACCTGGTACCAAAATAAGATTACCTGCAAATATAAACGAAGCAATGGTAGATCATTCTAAAATAAATAATAGATAGGCATATATAGATATGATACCAAAAAGTGTTAGTGGGTTGTTAAAAAAGAAAGCATCAGACATGATGCCATCTGGATTTGATTTTGGTCCACAAGAAAAGGAAGAAGAAGATTCTGACATTTCAAGTTTTTTAGATAATAAGGATTTGAATCCGTTTTCTAAAATGAATAAACCGGATGCAAATTCAGTTAAAGACTTAATATCAGGTGGAGGAAGTTCAGGTGGAGGTGGTCTTGCGGGTGGATTTTCAAGTATGGTTGGAGGAGCTCTTGGTGCATTTGGACTGAGTGGTGGTTCGGCCAAAGATTTTAACGAAAAGATAACAAGTGAAACAACCGCATCGGGTGGTGAAAAACCTTTACATGAAAGTAAAGACTCGGCAAAAGTAGAATTGCTATCAGAACAAGCTGACCCACCACCAAAAGGAACTCCGATGGACGAATCGTTTCCGTCAGGAAACGCATCTCAATTCGGAACAACACACATCCGACCTTGGGTTCGGCATGAATTCATGAGACGAGAACGAAACATCGGTATGAATTATACTGACAATGGAGAATATTCATCCCACTCAGGAGCTCCTATGGCCGGTGACGATGGTGAATTTTCTGAAAGTTATGAAGATACATTATATCGTGGTCCAAAAACAGCATGGATGCGTGTAGTTTCTAATTCAGTTGCTCCGGATCCAGATGATCCGACTGGAAGTAAACACATTTACGGATTTGAACTAGGTGGAGTTGCAAACTCAAATGCCAACACAGAAAGTGGTGCTGACCGATATGATTCGTTTGAGCAAATGTATGGATTTGATAAAAAAACAGGACAAGGAACAGGAAAAACATTCATGGGTTGGGGATATGATTCATCTGATAAGGGGAAAAAAATTCCTCATATGGTTGAAGAAGCAGATTTTTTTCATCGACCTTCACCGGGTATAAACTCAATCAAGTCAGAAGACAAAACACCAGGTGCAAATATCCGAGAAACAACCATATCATTTACTGTATTTAGTCGGTCACAACTTGATTATATAGATGATTACTTTTTTAAACCAAGTTCAACTATGATTGTAGAGTGGGGTTGGAATACATATCCAAGAACCAACGCAGTAGATTATAGTATATTAGGTGACATTCCTGTAATGAAAAAAGGAAGTGAAGTTAAAAAAGACAAACTATTGGATAAGGTTAATTCACTTAGACTCATACATGAACAAAAAAAAGACCGATTAACATACAAAGATTTAGAAGACGATGTAGAGTATTGTACAAAACGGGGAACTGGATTACTTGCATTATGGAATGATGCAGTTCATGTTAATAACAAACTAAAAGCTGGAAAAGGAAATTATGGATTTGCCGTTGGTGCGGTTAATAGTTATAGTTTTAATTTACGAGATGACGGTGGATATGATTGTGAAGTCAAGATATGCTCAATGGCAGCTTTTGGTATGATGACAAGTAATGATTCTTCTGCTAAAAAAGGTAAAAAAGAAAAAGATAAAAAGAAGGATCAAAACAAAGAAGACTTTAAGTATTTTATTGAAAACAAGTTGGATGAAATTCTTGCAGACGAAGGAGATGGAAATGATTGGTGGGATTGGGGAGATTCTGATGATCAAGAAAAACACGCTGCTAAAATGGCCAGTTCTGCGTATGGAAGATTTTTCCAATTTGATCAAAGTATTGGAGGTAAAGACGCATGGCACTCTGATCGTGAAGATTGTTATATAACATTTGGTTATTTTATAGATATTGTTAATTTCTTTTTCTCAAAAAAAATGTCCGATTCAAAGGCCCAAGTTTTTCAATTTTCTGTGGGAGGTTGTAGGTGTGTTGCCCATCCTAATATAAAATCAACAGACGGAAAAGTGTTGCTTATACCAAATGCGATGTCACCTAGATACAATAAAGCAAAAAGTGGTGGATATAAAATGGGTGAAGGCAGTTACAAATCAGATGTAGAAGGAGTTATATCAGATGAATTATTTTCATCCGACACCTCTGGCAACGTACAAGATAGTTTTTTACAGGTGGTAAGTGCCGAAATAAATGAAGACGGGGGAAGTGCCAAGGTCAGATCATTAAGTGATGCTTTAAATGCGTCTCCACGTGATGATTTGTTTAGTTTGTTGAGTGCAGCTGCCAAACGAGCAGTTGAAAAGGGTGATTTACCTGACGGTGTCACCGAGTGTATGGTTAGACCGTTTCCTGATTATGCTACAATAGATAAACAATCAACTGATGGATTTAGTGGTAGAATAAAAGATTTGTTTATCAACTATAATGTAATAAAAGACTCGGTTATAAACGGCCAGAATATAAAACAGATAATTAAAGATGTATTGAAAAAGGTATCAACTGCAGCTGGAGGGATATGGGATTTTGATTTAGTAGGAGCAGATACAGCAACCGCAAATAGCACCACGATTTTAATTGTAGATAAACGATATGCAGGTTTAACTAATACATACGATTTGCAAAAAGAATCCCAAACTTGGAAATTTAAATCACACACTAAGAATAGTATCGTTAAATCATTATCTTTGGATATATCAATCTCCGATGAAACTGCAGCTCAGGCAATGTATCCTGAAGAAGAGCAAGGATCACAAGCAAACTTTCATTCACGTGGACGAAAAGACAGAATTTTAGATGGAACTGCTCAACAAATCGAGGCCTCCAAACCCGATAAAGATAAACCACCGGAAGATGAGGACGAGGACGAAGATGACATAGAATCGGAAGAAAAATTCATCATCGGGCAACGCGTAGGTGCCCGTTGGATTGACATAGAATGTGTTGATCCGGATAAAAACAGAATGTTGAGTGGTATGAAAAAGGACAACAACAAAAAGAATAGTGTCAAAAACAATATTCCACTTGATGGATGTGAAGTGTCACTTGAATTAGACGGAATAGAAGGAGTGCGAATACTTGACGTATTTACGTGTACTGGTGTACCAACAAGATATTATATGAATGGTCATTGGAGAGCACAAGAGGTATCACATGAAATATCAGACAATGATTGGAAAACAACAATAAAGGGTGAGTATCTACCAAGTCCAGATACAACTAATAAAGATGGATAACGAAAAATACGGTGAAGATATAGTTGAATCAGCTGCCTACAAGTTGTTGCTAGATCGATCAGGATCGTTGAAATCTAATGTTTTTAAAGCTTTTCCAACTGATAAAGTTATTACTCCATCAAAAGATGACTATGATAAAGGTATGATGACACGATACTTTGTTGCCAAGTCAAATGATATGCATTCTCAGATTTTTGAAGTAGATGCGTCTGGATATAAGCAATTTCAAAAGAACCCATTTTATGTTGTTGCTCAAATGAGATGGAAAATTACAGGTCCTGTTAGAAGTGTATATGATCGTGGTATTTTAAAAAATCGTGGAGTAACTGATTTTAATATGGTGTCGTATGAACAAATTCAACTAACGATGCCTAAAATTGACACCAAAATATCTTCGTTACTTCAATTTTACAAATCAGATTGACAAACGGAGTTCGATATAGTATATTAAGTGAATGTCAATTTATGTTGAGTCGTTGAATGATTTACAAGAATATCAATCAATTGTAACACACGGAACTTGTTTTTTTCATTTTATATACAATGAAAAAATACATCCTTCAAAAACTTCACCTATTGTGTTGTTTGTTCACCACTTTGATACACATGAGACATATGTATTTTCGTTTTCTCATCCTGATATAATTTGTATTAATCCAGACATTTTACAAATTGTACTGAATGTTCCGTGTAAAAAACTAATTTTTGACAAAAAAAATGCCAGACATTTTGCAAACTTGAATAATTTTATTGATATCAAGTTTGATAATTATGCAAAGACATTAAACGAATTGTATGTTAAATTACCAAATGTAACTGACATAAGATCGTGTCCAATTATGATCATTAAAAAAAGTTTCAACGATACCTTGGAACTTTTAAAAAATAAAATAGAATATGTTGATATAGAGCAATGTGAGTTTGAAGACGATTTCTCAAAGCAATTATCTATGATTGAGTCAAATGGCATTCATGTTGATAGACGCACATTTAATTTAGCAGATCATGTGGTAATTGATGAACAAGATTGTGTACATAGTCAGTACAATATGCTTACCCCAACCTACAGACCAAGCAACCGATTTGCAAAAATCAATTTTGCAGCTTTGAATAAAAAGAAAAATGAAAGAGATTGTATTTGTAGTAGGCACGATGAGGGTGCGATAGTTATGATTGATTATGAAAGTTATCACTTACGACTATTTGGAACTCAGGTTGGATTTGATTTACCCAAAACATCTTTACATGAGTATCTTGGTTGTTTGTATCACGACAAAGATACACTAACAGAAGAGGAATACGAACTTTCAAAAAAGATAACTTTTAATATAATGTACGGAGGAGTGTCTGATGATATTAAAGAAAATATTCCGTTTATGAACCAGATCGCATTGTATGTAGAAAAATTGTGGAGAGAATATAATTCACTTGGATATGTTAAAACATGGTTTTACAAAAAGAAACTTAGAAAATCTACATACGGAGAATTAAATCCATATAAACTTTTTAACTATGTATTACAGAATGCCGAAACAGAACGAAATTGTTTAATGATGAAGAAAATTAATGAAGAAATTAAATCTACCGACATTAAATTTATTTTATATCACTATGACGCATTTATATTTGATATGAAATTTTCCGACTTTCATTATGTTGAAAATATTAAAAATTCATTGATAGATGATGGAATGTATCCTGTGAAAATATACGCAGGTGGTAACTACGGAGATTTAAAATTAATCAATGTTTAGAACTTCGAGTGATATTTATATACATATATTAATTTTTAAATGGTTATATAATTTTATGAAAACACAGCTCCTTTGCACATTCTCCGATATAAAAAATTACAGAAACGTTGCAGGAAATATAGATACATTCTACAAAATAGTTTTTGGTAAGATATATGTTTTACAAAACACAGATGATGTTGACGAAGTGTTGCTGACATATAATATAGATGCTACTACATCACCATCTAACTCTTTCTTTCCAAACACAATAAGTGTTCACAGAAAAAAAGATTCCAACACACTATACACAATAAATTCATTAAATGAGTTGATTAAAAAACTCAATAATGATGTGTTGGACACACATTTTTTAGTAAATTGGAAAGATTACTTCAATTCAATATTACTAACTGATCCGGTGCATGGAGTAAGAATTGTACCAACAAAACTACATCAAATAATAAAAATTTGATTTAATATTTGACTCACTAACAAAAAAAATATAAGGTAATGGTTATGGAAAATAAAAAGAGACACGAAAAGCAAACAGAAAAGAGTAAAAACACTCTCGAATCGTTAATTAGGTCTGACAATGATGATTCAGTAAAAACATACGAATCTTTGAATTGGACAGGTACTTTTTGGGATTACATTGAATTGTTGGAGCAGAATCCAAAGATTGCTCGTAATTCGTATCAAAGATTGTACGACATGGTTATGTCACATGGTACAGAAGAATTTACATATTGTAAACGTAAACACATCAAATATAAATTCTTTGAAGGTCTCGGCGATATTTCTATTTATGGTCTAGAAGAAAACTTGATGGAGTTTATGGATATTTTAAAAAGTGCAAGTCGGCACTACGGACCAGAACGAAGAGTTATATTATTACATGGACCTGTAGGTAGTAGTAAGTCAACAATTGTAACTGCACTCAAGAAGGGGCTAGAGCATTACACCCGAACCGAAGAGGGGTCATTGTACTCTTTTAGTTGGAAACTAACTGATAAAGACGGCAATGACATCGTAGTTCCATGTCCGATGAACGAAGAACCTTTAAAACTTTTACCTGACGAGGTTCGTACTGAAATTATCAGTAATCTAAATTCCAAAGCATCTGATGACGATTACAAATTGAAATTGGATGGTGCGTTGAATCCAGTAAACGAGTTTTACTACAATCAACTCATGGAAATGCACAAAGGTGACTATCGTAAAGTGCTTGAACATATTGTTATACGTCGTGTGTCTCTATCCGAAAAGAATCGTGTCGGCATTGGTACGTTCCAACCAAAAGATGAAAAATCACAAGACGCAACTGAACTCACAGGTGATATCAATTACCGAAAGTTAGCAGAGTATGGAAGTGAAAGTGATCCACGTGCATTTGATTTTGATGGTGAGTTTTTGGTTGCTAATCGTGGACTTATTGAATTTCAAGAAATTCTCAAGTTACAAACCGAGTTTCTATATGATCTTCTTGGAGCAACTCAAGAGCATCGTGTTAAACCACGTCGTTTCAACCAAGTACCAATTGACGAAGTTATTCTTGGTCATACTAACAATGCTGAGTTTGAAAAGTTAACCAACAATAAGTTCATGGAAGCACTTCGTGATAGAACAATTAAAATCGACATTCCTTATCTTTTGAAGATTGACGAAGAAAAGAAGATTTATGATCACTTCTATAATACAAGCACCGTAAACAAGCATATTGCTCCTCATACAACTTATTTGGCTGCGTTATTTGCAGTTGTAAGTCGTTTAGAAGAAAGTTCCAAGCAAGATATGGGTATCATTCAGAAAGCAAAACTTTACAACGGCCAAAGTGTGCATGGATTCACAGATGAACACGTAAAGGAAATGCAAGAAGAATCTCCGAAAGAAGGATTATATGGTGGAGTTTCTGCACGATTTATTCAGAATCAGTTTTCCAACGCAATCGTCAATCCTAGAATGGGTGCAAAAAGTTTGAATCCGTTTATGTTGTTTGCTCAAATTCGAGAAGGCCTTAAAAGTTATAGTGGATTCAATAACGAAGATGACAAAAAGAATATGATGGAACGACTTGAGTCTGTAGAAAAAGAATACGATAGAATTGTTAAACGAGAAGTTCAACAAGCACTTAGTAGCAGTGAAGAAGCAATAAAAGCAACTTGTACAAACTATATTGATAACATCGTTGCGTATATTCAAGACGAAAAAGTTACTAATCTGGTTACCGGTAAAGAAGAAACTGCAAACGAACAACTTATGCGTAGCATAGAAGAAAAAATTGGTATTTCCAATGGCATGAAGGACGATTTCCGTAGAGAGATTATGAATTACATGGGTGGACTTGCCGCTAAGGGTAAAGAGTTTAAATACGACTCTAACGAGCAATTATACAAAGCACTTGAAAAGAAGTTGTTTGAAGATACCAAAGATAGCATAAAGTTATCTGCTCTTGCTCAAGATACCGCAACTGTTGTTGACAAAGAACTTCTTGAAAAGATTGATGCTTTGAAGCAACGACTTATTACTTCATTTGGATATGATACAGATAGTGCTTCAGATGTTCTTACTTATGTTGGAAGTATTTTTGCGAGAGGTGATGCGGACGAAGACGAAGATTAATAGTCAACGAATACATCATTATGCCATCACGCAGAATCAGAGAAGACCACGGTGAGTACAGAGATATCGTCAAGGGAAATGTTGACGAGAAACTCAAAAAGCACATCAAAGGTGGTCAAAAAATAACACGAAGAGGAAAAGACTTTGTTGTTGTTCGTGTACCTCATGTAGAACTTCCAAGTTTTCGCTACGGAGCTCCATCCGATGGTGGTGGTATTGGTAACGGAGAGGCTGGTATAGGAGACGAGGTAGGTGAAGGACCACCTCAAGGGCAGGGTCAAGGTGGCCAACCTGGTGAAGGTGGTGAAGGAGAGGGTGACGGTCACGACATTGATGTGGGTATAAGCATGGATTCTTATTTTGATATGATCGGTGAAGAACTGCGTCTACCAAATCTTCTGCCCAAAGAAAATGGGGAAATGATCAAAGAAAAAATCAAATGGAATCGTATTGCTAAAGTTGGAAACAATAGTTTATTACACAAACGAAAAACTCTAAAAAATGCATTCAAACGATTAATAGCATCAGATGATTATGATCCTAAAGATTTGTCTAATTTTTATCCTATTAAAGATGACAAAGAGTTTAGAAGTTGGAGTTCAGTTGAAGTACCTGATACAAACGCCGCAATCTTTTTTGTATCGGATATATCTGCAAGTATGGATGATGAAAAACGTTCGTTGATTCGTGAATTATGTTGGTATCTTGAAAATTGGATTGAACGATTTTACCAAGAAACTCAAATCAAGTATATCGTCCACGATCACCATGCACAAGAAGTTGATAAAGAAAAGTTCTACAAATACCAAAGTGGAGGAGGAACAAAAATCAGTAGTGCATTTGAATTGGTAAACGATGTAATTGAAAAAGCATTTCCCTTGAATGAATGGAACATTTATGTATTTTATTTGAGTGATGGAGAAAACTTTGGTTCTGACAATGATTTGTGTGTTGAACATTTAAAAAAAATGCAGACTTATGCAAATCTAGTAGGAATAACAGAAGTTAAAGCAGTAAGAAGTTGGGCAACATTTCTTCCCCATATTCAATCACAACTTACAACGGGGAATCTAGACCCTAACAAGATAGTAACCGCATCAATGCAGGATGGTTCGGATGTTTTTAAAACACTTCAAAAGTTATTAACACCTGCCGGAGAAGAAGTACCTTTTTAATATTATGGGAATTGCATGGGAAGTAGATAGTTTAAACGAAGGAGTATGTCCAGAGTTGGCAGCTCTTATACCTGAATGCTTAAAGGCGTGTTACGATAATGGACTTGATCCATATCCGTTGTGTATTGAAGAATTTGATGCAGATGAAATAGTTGAGATTGCCGCTTATGGTGGTTTTCCTGTTCGTTATCCACACTTTAATTTCGGACAACAATTTGAGCAATTGCATCATCAGTATCACTCTGGTATGGGCAAGATTTATGAGATGGTTGTAAATACCGATCCAACTTATATGTATCTTCAACGAAACAATCCTATCGTTGATAATCTTACCGTTGTTGCACACGCAACTGCACATAGTGATTTTTTCAAAAACAACATTATGTTCAAGCACACGAATCGTAATATGATGAATGTGATGGCAAATCATAGTGATAAAATTCGTATGTATATGGATCGGTTTGGTCGCAAAAAAGTTAAAGACTTTTTGAATGCAGCTCTTGCAATTGATGATTTAATTGATCCATCACTTTGTTATCGTGAAAGTAATTTAAAGAAAGCAACTAAATTCAACTTTGAAGATCGTCAACCAAGAGAACACGTTTCTCGTATGGAAACGAAAGAATATATGCAGAAGTATGTTAATCCTGCACATTATATTGAAAAGCAAAGACGAGAGCGTGAAGAACGAACAAAGTTAGCAGAAAACAAATTTCCACTTCGACCTGAACGAGATATTATGTTGATGATTATCAACCATTGTCGTTTAGAACCCTGGCAACAGAATGTGCTTAGTATGATTCGTGATGAATCTATTTATTATCGTCCACAAGGAATGACAAAAGTTCTCAACGAAGGATGGGCAAGTTATTGGGATTCTTATATCATGGCAAGTTGTAACTTTGCGGGAGACGAAGGAATCTTTGATTACGCAAAACACCACGCAGGAGTTCTTGGTGGAAAATACAATATGAACAATCCATATAAACTTGGAAATACTTTATTGCGTGACATCGAAGATCGTTGGAACAAAGGAAAGTTTGGTAAAGAATATGAAAATTGCGACAACGGAGATGAAAAAAGATATTGGAACAAACATCTTGGTCTTGGTCGTGAAAAACTTTACGAAGTTCGTGAAATGTATAATGATGTAACATTTCTTAATGAATTTTTCACAAAAGATTTCTGTGAAAAATATGAATACTTTGAATATGCACTTGATAAATCAACCAACAAATATGTAGTTGTAAGTAAAGACTACAAATCAATCAAACAGAAGTTAGTTGAACGTCATGTTAATATGGGACGACCTGTCATATACATGGAAAACATGAAATACAAAAATACAGAAATTTTACTTAGACACGATTTTGATGGCAGACCACTTGATATTAAATACGCAACGGGTACAATGGCATACCTTCATGAGATTATGAAAAAACCAATTAACATCCTTACATACGATGTAGAATCAGAAGGATATGGAAATGAAAAAGAGTCAGTTGAAGTAGAAGTTCGTTATCGTTACAATAATGGAGAAATGAAACGATACGAAGGTGGTAAAGTTTGATAAGTGAGTCCAAACACAAATCAAGTATATCAATTAGATAATTTAGAGTTACTTGGTAGATTAGATACCGAGTCTATAAATTTAATTTATTGTGACATCTTATACGGAACAGGTAAAAAGTTTAAAGATTATCAAGATTTACCGGCTGAACGACATACCATAGATTCTCATTATATTCCTCGGTTACATGAAATGAAACGAGTATTGAAATCAAACGGAACAATTTATTTACAAATGGATTTACGTATAGTTCACTGGATTCGCATGATTATGGATAATGTGTTTGGATATGAAAATTTCAGAAATCAAATTGTGGTAAAGTTTAATATAGGTGGTCGTGGCAAACGAGAGTTTGCCAAAAAGCACGATTACATTATAGTGTATACAAAATCTGATGAATTTGTGTTTAATGATCTTGATATACGAGTTCCGTATAAATCTGTCATAAGCAAAAAACAGACTAGACCTAATATTACCGAAGAGAAATTAAAAATTGGAACGATACCTACAAATGTTTGGGATGATATTCCATCTGGATTAAAAGTGAAGAAGGCAACTGACTATTATAGTGAGAAACATCCTAAGATTTTAGAAAGAATTATCAAAGCAAGTAGTAACGAAGGTGATGTGGTAGGTGACTTTTATTGTGGAAGTGGCACTACGTTGGCAGTTGCCAAGTCGTTGAATCGCAACTTTATCGGTTGTGATATTAATGCAGATGCTGTTCGTATTTCCACCGAACGAATGTTGCAAAAATAGTTCAAATATTTGTCTTGAAAACGACACAAAATTGAGTTAGAATATATTTATATATAAGCATTAATTCGTTAATGTTTATCACACACACAAGCACACAAAAATCTATTAATAAATGACTAATAACAATAATAACTTAAATGCCTACGGCATTCGATTGGAGGTACTAAAAAACGCAAAAGAGATGGTTTGGGACTCTTGGCATATGGAAAACAATGAAGCAAAAGATAGTGCTACATTTGAGAAAATTCCATACGAAATTCCACCACTTCCAACTACGCAGGATGTTTTAGCAACTGCAGCTGAATTTTACGATTTCGTACAAAATCACGGAAAAAATTCTTAATAAATATAATTCTTATTGACTAATGTCGAAACGAATAGTATTATATTAAGAATATTATTAAACAATAAAAACAATAAAAACTAAGGAATAAAAAATGGCAATTGACCTAGACAAAATCAAAGCAAAACTTACCAATCTCTCTCAGAGTAATAACCGTAAGAATTATCAATGGAAACCTCAACCCGGTAAGCAACAGGTTCGTATCGTACCTTATATGCATCAACCAGATAATCCCTTTATTGAACTATATTTTCATTATGGTATCAACAATCGGACTTATCTTTCTCCCAAGTCATTTGGTCGTCCTGACCCAATCGTAGAGTTCGCAGAAAAGTTGACTCGTAGTGGAGATAAAGATGATTATCGCATGGGACGTTCCCTTATGCCAAAAATGAGAACTTTTGTTCCAGTCATCGTTCGTGGTGAAGAAGCAGAAGGAGTTCGTTTTTGGGGATTTGGTAAAGAAGTTTACCAAGAACTATTGGGAGTTATTGCAGATCCCGATTATGGAGACATTACTGATCCGACCAACGGAAGAGACATCACTATTGAGTTTCTTTCTGCGGAAGAAGCAGGTAGATCATTTCCCAAGACTAACATTCGTGTTAAACCAAATACAACACCTGTATCTGACAATAAGAATATTGCTGATTCAGTTGCTAACAATCAAGCAGAAATTACTGAAATCTATCAAGAACTCGGTTATGATGACTTGAAAGATGCACTTGAAAAATGGGTGAGTGGAGAATCTGAAGAAGATGCTCCACCTGCGGAATCAGTTGGTTCTAATAAAGTAGTTGTTGAGTCAACACAACAAGAAGTAAAGCAACCAACGGTTGCAAGTGCAACTTCTGAACAAAGTAAACCAAACGCAACTTCCACCGAAGATGTTGAGGCTGCTTTTGAAGAGTTGTTCAAGTCTTAAAGAAGAAAAAAAGAACCACACGTGTGGTAGGGCAACTCCCTACCACACAGGTTCGCAAAATAAAAATTATTAAATATGGCAAAGAAAAAAGAAGTAAAAGCAACAAGTAAGTCAGATGACTTGGCAAGTGTTCTCGCAGATAGTTTAAATACTGCATATAAAGATGAAGGCAAAGTTGCGTTCTTTTTAAGTGAAGGTGATGATCCTTCATTGATTTCAGATTGGATTCCGACAGGAAGTAGTGTTCTTGATCTTGCCATTTCCAATCGTCCTAATGGTGGAATACCAGCAGGCCGAATCACAGAACTTACCGGACTTGAACAAAGTGGTAAAAGTTTAATTTCAGGACACATTCTTGCGGAAACTCAAAAGAAGGGAGGTGTTGCGGTATTAATAGATACCGAGACCAGTGTATCCATTGAGTATTTAAAAGCAATAGGTGTTGATACTGACAAGTTATTGTATGTTCACGTTGATACGGTTGAAGATATATTCGCAACGATTGATAATATCATCGCAACGGTACGTAAATCAAACAAAGATAAACTCGTAACGATTGTAACAGATAGTGTATCAGCTGCATCAACTAAAATTGAGATGGCAGCCGATTACGCAAAGGATGGTTATGCAACCACCAAAGCAATTTTAATTAGTAAAGCAATGCGTAAGTTAACTTCAACAATTGGAAGACAAAAAATCGCATTGGTATTCACTAACCAACTTCGTCAAAAGATGGGAGTTATGTTTGGTGATCCGTGGACAACGAGTGGTGGTAAAGCACTTGCGTTTCACGCAAGTGTTCGCATTCGTCTTAAAAGTATGGGGCAAATTAAAAAAGGTGCAACCACGGAAGTTATCGGTGGAAAGTGCGAAGCAACCATTGTAAAAAATAGAATGGGCCCTCCACAACGAAAAGCATCGTTTGAAATTTATTTTAATCGTGGAGTTGATGATGTTGGAAGTTGGATAACCACACTCAAAACTCACAAAATCTTGAAACAGGGTGGTGCGTATTATTCATTTACAGATTCCAAAGGAAAAGACTATAAGTTCATGGCAAAAGAATTTCCTGAAATGTTGAAAGATGTAGAATTAAAAGAAGAATTGTATCAACATATATGCGACAATCTTATTATGGAATATCAATCAGCAAACAGTGTCATAGACGAAGATGTAGAGTTTACTGATAATGCTGAAATTGAAGATGCTGAATTGGCATCAGTTTCAAATGAGTGACAAAAAAAAGATATTTAGTTTATTTCAGGAGTTTTCAGCTGAACAAAAAGAAGAACTAGATGTAGATCGGAATATAAATTCTGATACACTTTTAATTGACGGCATGAACACGTTCATGCGGGTTTGGAGTATGTATCCAACCACGAACGACAATGGTGATCACATCGGTGGATATACCGGGTTTTTAAAAAGCATAGGTCACGCAATTAGATTACGAAAACCGACACGATGTGTTGTCATCTTTGATGGAAAAGGTGGAAGTGCAAGAAGACGCAAAATCTTTCCCGACTATAAAATGAAAAAGAATGTTCGGTTTCGGGTAAACCGTGCATTAAGTTTAGACTTGGATCAAACTGAAGAATCAAGTTCAATGAAGTATCAGATAGTTAAATTGATACAATATTTGAATATGCTTCCTGTTACTACTATATGTATGGATAATGTAGAGGCAGATGATGTTATGGCACTTCTCGCAAGATCATATTTCAGTGGTCTTGGTAAAAAGTGTACTATAATGAGTACAGACAAAGACTTTCTACAACTCGTTGACGAAGACGTAACGGTTTATAGTCCTACTAAACGAACAATTTATACTCCTGAAAAAGTTTCGTTGGAGTACGGAATTCATCCAAATAATTTTCTATTATACAGAACCATTGACGGTGATCGTGGAGATAACATAGATGGAATGAAAGGTGTAGGTGAAAAAAAACTCAAAACGGCGTTTCCTGAACTTGCAGAAACCACCCCATTGAACAGAGAAGACTTAATAAAAATTTCAGAAGATAAACTCAAAGAAATGCCTTTGTACAAAAACTTTTTAAAAGAAGATAATCAACAATTGCTAAAACGAAATTATGATCTAATGCAATTAAAAGATAGTATTCTTCCTGCGAGTATGCAGACCAAAATCTTTGATCATATTGATTCTTCAGTCACAGAACTTAATAAATTTGAATTTAGTAAAAAGTTCGCAGAAGATCAACTATGGGCAGCCTTTCCTAATCACCATAACTGGCTTATGGAAACGTGGACCGTTCTAAACAACTATGCAATTACAAGTAATTCGTAGTTTTTTTATAAATAGACTTGATTCATTTGGAATCATCTGATAAAGTTTATTAAATATGACGGAGACTAATAATAATAATGTGGACACCCTACAAAAGTTTGGGACTGCATTTCAAAGTAAAACAATTCGTGCTTTAATTGATGATAAAAAATTCTTGGATAGAACGCATGATATCATTGAAACGGAGTATTGGGAAAGTGAAGCACACAAATGGATTGTTGACGAAATTTTAACGCATCATCAAAAATACAAAAAGACTGCAACATTAGATGTATTCAAAATAAAATGTGATGACGTAGGAATTGATTCTTTAAAGGCTGCAATTGTAGATCAACTAAGAAATATATTTACACAAGTTGATTTGAATGATACCGAGTTTGTTAAAAACGAATTTTTAGATTTTTGTAAAAATCAAAAGTTGAAGAATGCAATTATGCAAAGTGTTGACTTTCTTAAAGGTGGTCAATACGATTCAATCAAACGAATTGTTGATGATGCTTTAAAAGCAGGAACTGCACGTGATATGGGTCACGATTATGCACGTGACATTGAACTTAGAATGTCAGAAACTGCACGTGATACCGTAGGTACGGGATGGGATGTAATTGATGATTTAACAAACGGAGGTTTGGGACCAGGAGAACTTGGTGTTATTATCAGTAGTGCCGGTGGAGGAAAAAGTTGGTGTTTGGCATCACTTGGAAAGTCGGCAATGAAAGCAGGTAAAAATGTTTTGCATTATACAATGGAACTTAACGAGTGCTATGTAGGTCTTCGTTATGATAGTTGTTTTACAGGTATTCCGTTTCAAGATATCGTTGAACATGAAGAAACTGTAAAAAATGTTGTAGCAAACATCAAAGGAAAACTTCTTATTAAAGAATATCCAACAAAAAGTGTAGGAGTTAGTACAATTCTTGCTCATGCAAGTTTAGCAAATACAATGGGGTATCCCGTTGATATGGTTGTGATTGATTATGCAGATATTTTATCTCCTGGTAATCACGGAAATAATGCCAACAGTTATGTTGAGCAAGGAGGAATTTATGAGGATCTCCGAGGCCTTGCGGGCGAACTCGGAGTACCTGTGTGGACTGCATCACAAGCAAGTCGTTCATCGTTAGAAGATAATATTATTGAAGCACAAAAAGTTGCGGATAGTTATCGGAAAATAATGACGGCAGATTTTGTGATAAGTTTGTCTAGAAAAGCAACTGACAAAGTCAGTAGCACAGGTAGATTTCATGTCATTAAAAATCGGTTTGGACCCGATGGTTTGACATTTCCAAGTAGAGTTGACACGTCTTCGGGTGTTATTGAAATATATGATGAAAAAAGTACAAAGGGTGCGGAAATAATGGTGGAAATGAGTGATTCTGAGAATGGCGCAAAGAATCTACTTAAATCCAAGTACGACCAAATGAACAGTAAAAAATCATATAATAACGAAGATGTGTCGGATATTGGGTAAAAAATTTAGTGTAGGTAGTATGTATTTTTACGAACATTTCGTAGAAATATTTTCTATAATATTAATATAATGTTTATATAAAATTCTAACAAAAGGTTACAAGTGAAAGTAAAAAAACGCAACGGACGTCTCGAAAATTTTAATGTTGATAAAATCAATATGTGTGCAGAGCGTGCGTGTAGAAATCTCGAAAATGTAAGTGCAAGTGAAGTGCTTATTGATGCAAAAATAAAGTTATACGATAAAGTAACAACCGATGAGATAGACAAATCTCTTATTATGAGTGCCAGGTCTAAAATTGAGTTTGAACCGAATTATACTTATATGGCCGCACGGATGCTTCTCAATACAATTTACAAGGAAGTATTTGGTGAGGGAGTAGACAGTGATGCGTTTGAACTTCAGTATCGCAAGAGTTTTATTACAAACATGAGAAAACTCGTTCGTGAGGAAATCTTAAACGAAGAACTACTTGAAAGTTTTGATTTACGTGAGTTGAGTGATAAACTCAATATAGACCGTGAAAAAGATTGGAAGTATCTTGGCATACAAACAATTTATGATCGTTATCTTTTGCATATAGAAGGACGTCGCATGGAAACACCGCAGGCAATGTGGATGCGTATTGCAATGGGATTGGCACTAAATGAGAAACCGGCCGAACGTCAAGCATACGCATTGAAGTTTTACGAAACACTAAGTCAGTTTGATGTAGTTAGTTCTACACCTACGTTGTTTAATAGTGGAACAACTCATAGTCAATTAAGCAGTTGTTATCTAAATACATTTGATGATTCCATTGATGGTATCTTTGATGGTATCTGGCAAGAAGCAAGAAAAAGCAAGTTTGCAGGTGGTCTTGGTTTTGACATCTCAAATTTTCGTGCAAGAGGAAGTTACATCAAAGGAACAAACGGAATCAATCAAGGGCCGGTTTACTTTTGGAAACTTTACAATGATATGCTCGTTGCAGTAAATCAAGGTGGAAAACGAAAAGGTGCGGGGTGTGCATATCTTGAAACATGGCACGCTGATATTGAAGACTTTTTAGCATTAAGAAAATCTGTAGGTGACGAACGAATGCGTTGTCACGATATGAATACTGCAAACTGGATTCCTGACTTGTTTATGAAGCAAGTTGAATCGGATGGTCCTTGGTATTTGTTTAGTCCAAACGAAGTTCCTGAACTTCACGAAACATTTGGTGAAAAATTTGAAAAGATTTATTGGGAATATGTGAAAAAAGGTCAAGACGGAGAACTTAGTGTTTTTCGTGAAGTAAAAGCAAAAGACATTTGGAAAAAAATGCTTAAAAGTATCTTTGAAACAGGCCATCCGTGGGTAACATTTAAAGACCCAAGTAACATTCGGTATAGTAATCAGCACGTAGGAACGGTGCATAGCAGTAATTTGTGTACAGAGATTCTTCTTCACACAAAACCAACCATTCACAATGATGATGGAACTCGTTCAGTTAAAGAATACGGAGAAACTGCAACTTGTAATTTAGCAAGTATCAACTTAAAACGTCATGTGGGAGTTGATAAGCACGGAGAAAAGTTTATTGATTATGGTAAGTTAGAAAAAAGCACAAAACTTGCAATGCGTATGCTTGATAATGTGATTGATCTTAATTATTATCCAACCGAAGAAGCACGTAAAAGTAATATGACTCATCGTCCTGTTGGATTAGGAACAATGGGTTGGCATGATATGTTTTATGAGTTTGGTGTAAATTACGGAAGTGGTGATGCGATTCGTATTAGTGATGAAATTTATGAAAACATTTCCTACTTTGCAATTGAGTCATCATCTGACATGGCAAGGGATCGTGAAACATATGAATCATATTCAGGAAGTCTGTGGGATCAAGGAAAATTCCCAATAGACACATATTCAGAACTTATGAAACTGCGTGGATCACCAAAGAAAGTTGATGTAAGAAAAGATTGGACTAAACTTAAAAAGAAAATTGCCAAAAACGGAATGCGTAACAGTAACACAATGGCCATTGCACCAACTGCAACTATTAGTTACATCGCAGGATGTTCACAGAGCATTGAACCTAACTTCGGAGTTATTTTTGTGTATTCAACATTAAGTGGTGAATTTACCATGATGAACGAATACTTTGTAAATGATATGAAGTCCGAGGGAATTTGGACAAAAGAACTTGCCAACCTTGTTAAAAGTGTAGACGGAGATTTGAATAAACTAAATGGTTCTATTCCTCAATGGATAAAAGAAAAATATGTAACTGCGTTTCAACAAGACCAATTTAAACTTATTGATTGTGCAGCTGCACGTCAAAAGTGGATTGATCAAGGACAAAGTTTAAATCTTTACAACGATAAAAGTAGCATGAAGTTTTTGAATGACATTTATTTTCATGCGTGGAGAAGTGGATTAAAAACAACTTACTATTTGCGTAATTTGGCGGCAAGTGCAATTGAAAAATCAACGGGATCAAATGTAGAAGAACACAATGCTGATAATACAGATACAGAAAATTCACAAGAAACCGAAGAACCTTCGTTGTGTAGTTTGGAAGCAAAAATGCGTGGTGAAACCTGTGAAAGTTGCCAATAGACATTAAACATTGACCTAAAAGTGCGTTTGGGTTAATATATATAAATATATTATTAATCTCATCCAGGAGGATATTTCAACATGAACGCAAGCAAACTTCTTTTAGTAGTGGCCTTATCGGCAATTTCAATTAACATTTCAACAGGAGCACCAAGTGCTAAACAAGTACGAGAAGTTGCAGACCATTTACAAGATGTATCGGTCACTATAAAAGCAAAAGCAAAGTATAGTAGTTCAGAAGGCTCTGGTGCTATGATCATTCGTGAAGTAGACGGAAAAAAAGTTACGTTTGTTTGGACGGCCGCACACGTTGTTGATAATCTTCGCAAGGTAAGAAGTGTTATTGAAGGTGGTAGACCCATTAAAATTGTGGAATTTGAAGATGCATCTATTGTAAAAGAACTCGTAGAAAAAGGCAGACGGGTTGGTGAAATGAAAATGGATGCGAAAGTAATCAAATATTCAGATTACAACGATGGTCACGATTTGGCACTTCTTATGGTTCGTGCTACTGATTATGCGAAAGAAGGAGTTGAATTTAATTTAAGTGATGCTAATGATGGTATTGTACCAATTGGAACAAGTTTATTTCATGTTGGTTCGTTGCTTGGTCAGATGGGTGCAAACTCAATGACAACTGGTATCATTTCTCAAGTAGGAAGAACACTTGATAAATACGAATACGATCAAACAACGGTTACTGCATTCCCAGGAAGTTCAGGAGGTGGAGTTTATTTGCAAAATGGAAAGTATGTAGGAATGATTGTTCGTGGAGCAGGAGAAGGATTCAATTTAATGGTTCCTGTTCGTAGAATGAAAGCATGGGCAAAAAAGAATGATATTATGTGGGCAATTGATCCAAAGGAAGATATGCCAAGCATGGATGATATCCTTGGAATGCAAATTGAAGACTCTGGAGTTATTCGTAGTGCAGACGATGACGAGGACGATGAAAAATCAATTCAAAGGCATTTTCCGTTTCGCATTAAAATTCTTCCAAATCAACGAGAACGAAATCCGGAGAGAGTATTAAAACAATTACCTCTTGAAGATTTCACTCCTAAATTTGAGTTGAAGTATTGAGACTGATTAGGTCTATTTTAAAGGTTACATTTTTATTTTTATCACCCTTGGTGCTTTATTGTGCCAAGGGTGATGGGTTTATAAAGGAAGACGATAAAACTTGGATGGACATTATCGATCCAAGATTACAAGCATCATACGAAGCATACGAAAAAGATAAACGAGAAAAAGCAAAGTTTTCTAAAGACATTGCAAGATTTGCTACGTTAAAAAAATCACAATTAGATTTGGCAGTAATGGTTCATCAATACGACTTAAAAGGACCTCATTACGATCCGAATAAATTTGATGAATATACCAAGTGGATGAGAACATACGAAAAAGAAATTTCAATCGCACGGGACAATTATGATGCAGCTGCTTATGTCTTCTTTTTTGAGGAATTTGTAAAACTTACATTCAATCGTGCAGGTATGATAAATCCCGATTGTAAGATAAAAGATTGCGAATGTGCGACATATAAAAATTAAAACCAATATTTATAAAGATGGAATGTTTAAAAAAAATAGTCTGTAAAATTAAATGCTTTTTTGTTAAATGTTGCAAAGACAACAAATGTGAGTGTCTTTGTCACGACAAAAAATAATTTAATTACTTTACGTATACAATAAAGTGTGGTATATTGATTCTTTAAATAAGGAGAATTATATATGAAACATTTATTGATATTATTATGCGTAACCACCTTTGCATCGTGTGGTATTAAGGATAAGTTACTAAACTCATCTAGTGGTGCGTTTGGAGTACCCAAACAACCACCACAAAATACAATAAATGTAGTTGACGGTCCTGTTGTAAATCAACAAGTCCGACCAAACACATCCGATACTAAAATCAAACCAATAATACGACCAGATGCACAAACTAATACATCCAATGAACCTTTTGTTAATTGGTATTATGTGCTACCATTTGTTGGTCTTGTTATTCTCGGACTTCTTGTGTATCGTTTAAAACAACAAAATTTGAAATCATTATAAACCTTTTTAACAATTAAATCGTTATATATACTATTATGAAAACTGGTGAACTATTAGGAACAGAATCGGAGGGAGTAAATCAAATACTTCCTCATAAACATAAATGGGCTTGGGATCTGTATGAACAGGGTGTCAAAAATAACTGGGTACCAACTGATGTACCAATGACAACTGATGTACAAAATTGGAAATCCTCTCCCGATGATGCGTTAAGTGAAGATGAACGTTTGGTTATCAAGAGATGTCTTGGTTTCTTCGCAGGTAGTGAAAGTTTGGTTGCCAACAACCTTATGACATTATCTCAGTATATTACTGATCCTGAGTGTAGGCAGTATATGGCAAGGCAGATGTATGAAGAGTGTTTACACAACCACACGGTGGTTTATATATGTGATAGTTTAGACTTGGATATAGGTGAGGTATACGAAGCATATCAAACGGTTCCGTCTATCAAAGCAAAAGATGATTTTCTTATGGAAGTCACCGGAGGACTCAAATCGGCAAATATTGATACATCTACCATTGAAGGAAAACGGGAGTTGTATAAAGCTGCGTTTACATATTGGATTGTATGTGAAGGAACATTCTTTTTCAGTGGATTTGCAATGTTACTTGCATTAAGTGACAAGATACCTGGTATCGCAGAACAAATTCAATATACACTTCGTGATGAAAGTATTCACATCAAATTTGGAACAACTCTGCTGAATAAAATACGAGAACAAAATCCTGATTTAATGACCGACAAGTTTGAAACTGAGTTGACAGAAGTTTTGAAACGAGCAGTTGAACTTGAAATTGAATATGCTAAAGATGTATTACCAAGAGGCATTCTTGGATTAAATTCTGAAATGTTTGTTGAGTATATGCAGTTCATTGCAAATCGTAGATTGGAAAATCTAAATATGAAATATCGTTATGATAGTGATAACAATCCGTTTCCTTGGTTGAGTGAAGTTATTGATATTCGCAAACAAAAGAACTTTTTTGAAACAAGAGTCATTGATTATCAAGATGAATCTGCATTAGTTGACGATTTTTAATTGATATGTACATATATATAGTTAGTGGATTACGACCAAGAGCTATACGAAAACAGTTTATATTATCGTCACGTTGTGGATGAAACCAACGAAATTGATAAGCATAAATGGATTGAATCTGAAAAAGTCGGAGAAGATATAGGCAAAGACAAAGCAAGGTGGTCGTGGATATATAATCACAAAAACAATTGGCATTCTCACTGGATTTCAGAAAATCTCGATAGTTTAAACAATAAAACAGAATAGTTTTTATATTTATTCTGTATGGAGAACGATGAAAATATAACAGAACCTTCTGACGAAAAAAGGTTTCTTAGATTTTTACCAACCAATCCGTTGCGACATCTTAAACTACTTGTAGTAGTTCTATTACATTGGGCAGTTGTAATTGGCAACTTTAGTGCATTTTTTATACTTGCAGTTCAGGGATTAACACCGATTGGTTATCCTTGGTATGTATGTTTACCTTTATGTTCGTTTATTATATTAATTTCATTTTCAAGAGTATTAGATTGCCCAATGACACGTTATGAAAATAAATTAAGAGTGCAGATAGGTAAACCAACTATCAAGGGATTTATTGGTCATTATTTTCTGAAACCGTATGTTCGTAGGAAAATAAGAAAAGCACGTGAGATTAGAAAATCAAAAGAGCAAAATGAAAATAAAACTTAAAGATGCAATTGAATTTGCGAAGTGGGTATTTGAAAAAAATCAAGTACCAAGCAAATATTCAAGTGTATGTGCAGATGTATTATTAAGTGCTGATGAACTTGGATTTAAGTCTCACGGATTAAGCAGACTTGGTTATTATATAAAACGAATTCAAGATGGAGTGATTGATGTAAATGCAACTCCTGAAATTGTGCGTGACAACAAGGCTTGTGTAACGATTGATGGTCACAATGCTCTTGGTCAAATCGTTGGTAAATACGCAATGAATCAAGCAATTGCAAAAACTCAAGAACATGGAATCAGTTGCGTTGCAGTTAAAAATTCTTCACATTACGGAATCGCAAGTTATTATAGTCGGTATGCAACTGATCATAATTTAGTGGGAATGAGTTTTACAAATGCACGACCTGCGGTTGCACCATTCAACGGAGCAGAACCAAAAATGGGTACGAATCCATATGCAATCGCATTTCCATCCGATGAAAAATATCCATTTAGTATTGATTGTGCAACATCAGTTTAT